GTAAAGCGATTCTCCCTCCTAGTCATCACGGCCAGCATTGCACTGGCCGGATTTCGCCAAGTCTTTCGCCCACCCTTGACTGCTCTCAGTCCTGCGGCAGACCCTCAACATAACTCAATACCATAATGCGTACTTGAGTAGTTGCTCTAAAGAGGTGTACGCAGCCAGCATTAGTCCGCCCAAAGCCATTGATATACTTGAAATTCCTAGCCCGTTAAACTTTTTTCCGATGCTTTGCCATAGTGCTTGGGCTTCGTAGGTTTTCGCTTTATCCATCGCTAAACCGATTAGAGCCTTTTCTTTGTCTTCGCCTACAGCTTCCGCCAACATAAGTATTTGATTTTCTTTCAAGTATGTTCTGCCTTTACGCACATCAGTCAGCATTTGAGGGCTTATCCCTAAATCTGGCGCGATTTGCTTGTATTGAACATAGTTCATTTGCTCTTTATAGGCGTCAATGAGCTTGTTTGTATACATTTTTCAATCCTGCGTTTCGGTCATTTCAAACTCATTCTAGCTTATCTGTACGGTACTTATCGTATTTACAGCACGAAAAATTTCGTATTAACTCTACGGAAAATCTCGTACTAGACCACCTTGGGCGTTTGCCCTTGAAGCTCTCGCGCTTGGTGGTCGCTCTCTCAACTGTTCAAGGTGGTTGGTCATGGCATTACGTAAACACATTCAAGAAAGCGCATTTGGTCAGTTTGTCCAGCGCCACTGGCATTTGATTTGTACTCTTGTTGCTTTGCTGGTTGTGTTCCTTTTGGTCTACGGTTTCATCGTTCTTGTTAGCCGTGCGCCGGACTACATCGAAATTGATGAGTTGAGATATTCCCGTGTCTATGATTGGTACTCTGATGAGCATGTTCGTCCGCTTATTGCCAGTGCTCTTTCTGATGGCGAAATCAGTTTGTCGGAATACTTCGAAATCGAAAATGCCATATCCAAAAAAGGCAAATTGACCCGCCTGATTCAGGAGGCTCAATAATGTGCTCGAAGAAATCGCCTGTTTACTACTGGAATGACGAAGACGGCTTTTACTGCTCGGTTGACGGACAACCGGAGTATTTCCGTACTCGCTCTGAACTGTACGCCTACGCTTGCGACACTGAACGCGATCTCATCGAAGTCACCGACGAAAACGAATCCGAACTGCGCGCCGCTGGTGCCTTTGTCAATCAGGGAGATTTCTAATGTCTCGCACGCTGATTGACTACGTTTCTTTCTCTGGTTCGCCGCTTATCCTTGAGCGCTGCAAAGACATGGCCAAACAACGTTTCCTTATTGGCCGCTCGCCTTATCAGTTCCAGTCGTACAATGACGTGGCCGTTGCTGGCCGCGAACGCGACCAAATCAATCACTTTGCGGAAAACCTCGCGCAGGTTCTTGGCTGTGTGGAATCGGAAAACTACGCCAACAAAGATTTGTACTTTGAAGCGCTGGCCGACCAACTTCAAGATGCTGACTTACACATCGCTCAGGACAAATCGTTTAACGACTGTTACCAAGAGCTTATCGCCAACCTTGGGATTGATATGCTCGATGTGCTTTGCCATGGCGAAGTCGAATCGTTCCTTGAGCTGCTGCAACATGAACTCAGCTATGACGGCAACATCTGGACAACCGAACGCCGTGGTGGCTTCTCCGGTTATCGCTATTCTGCAAAGTTACTGTGTAACGGAATTCAGGCTGGCATGGTGGCTTGGGGTGCGTCTAACTTCGGTTACTACGTGTCGTTTTCCGGTAAAGGCTGCGAGGCCGTCAACTTTGAAAAACTGCATTACGCCTTAAAGCAAATGGTCGGCACCAAGCTGACCCGTGTTGACCTTGCGCTCGATGATTTGCAAGGCAATGTCTCGATTGACTCCATGATTGAACGCTATCAGGACGGTGAATTCATCACTCGCGGCACGCCGCCCGGCTGGGGTCTGTTTATGGGTGGCTCTGGTGCTTCCTCCGATGACCGCCGCAAATGTGGCCTTGTGCCTGACCATGGCCGCACGTTCTACGTCGGTGCTCGTGAGAACGGCAAAGTGTTCCGTGCTTACCACAAAGGTGCACAACTCAAGTCCGAAGAATACCCCGATTGGAACCGTTTTGAGGTGCAAATCGGCAACCGTTACCGAGTCATTCCGCTCGATATTCTGGTCAATCCTGACCCCTATTTTGTTGGCGCGTACCCTGCTCTCACCTCGCTGTTAAGCGACGTTGAGCCAGTTCGCATCCCAACGGTCAAGCTCGTTTTTAACATCTCATTAGATAACGCGGTGAAACATGCGAAGACTCAATACGGCAAGCTTATCAATGCGATGCGTCAAATCTTTGAAGACGATTCAAGAGTCCTTGAAGCGCTCACAAGAGGCTTCGAGCCAACCGATATCCCTGACCGAATCAACTATCCAGTCGGTCGGGCTTTCCATCAGCAAAAAACTGGAGAACTCCAACATGTCTAAAATCAGCGCTTTCGTTATCGGCTGTGAACACAGCAAAGGTCTGTCCAAAGGCTCTAACCGTCCTTACGACTATGCGGTCGTGAACTACCTCGGTAAGAACGATGGCTGGACACAATCCGCTCAAGGCCAATGCACTCGCGTCGGCATGGAGCAAAAGAAAATCACCATGTGCAACACCAATCCGTCACTGCTGGCCGAGTTCCAGAAACTCGAAGGTCAGTTTCCGATGGAATGCGATTTGATTTTGGACATCGACCCGAACAACCCGCAAAAGAACTGGGTGGTCGATATCAAGCCGCTGACGAAGTAAGGCGGCGTCATGAGTCAATGCGTAATCGTCTCTAATGGGTATGTTGTGCCGTCGTCGGCGTCCTGCGATTACGCCCTGTTAACCTCTGCGGAGCTTCAACAATTACAAACCCGTTCCGCCGATGCGTTAAGTATTGACCCTAACTTGTACACCACCGTGAGCGGCTATCTGTTGCTGTCACTGGTTGGCGGTCACGTTCTGGGTCGTATCGTTAAAGGCCTCGGCCGAGGCTAATTTTTGTATGTCACTAACAACGGAGTAACACCCCATGAAATACATGAACCTTCTGAAAAAACACTCTTCAAAAATCGCGGCGGGTACTGGTGCGCTGGTGCTGTCTGGTGCAGCTCGCGCTGACGTTGCCGAGTCCATCACCACGGCAGTCTCAACAGGCCAAGCCAACTACACGCTGGTTGTGGTCGGTCTGATTGGTCTGGCGGCTATCGGTTTTGGTCTTCGTGCCATCGTCAACGCGATGCGTTAAGCCATGGTCGAGCTGGTATCTAACGTCGTCACCATCTTTCTGGCCTTGGCCAATGGTGGTGCGTTCATTTACGGCTTCTACACTGGAATCAACGCCTCCTAACGGGGGCGTTTTACTTCTTGGGGTGGCTTATGCGAACTGCAATCAATACCTGTCTGACTCTCCTACTTTTGCTGACGACTTTTCTGAGTCTATCTTCATCGGCTCATGCTGAGGAAGTCGGTTGCCCTATTGGTGCTAGTCGCCTTATGTGGTGGTCTGAGTCCATTGGCGCTTTTCCTGTCCTCTGTTCTAATTCTGATAGTTGCCGTTATCAGCCACCTGCTACAACATCGTGTGCTCATGGTTGGTGCAGTGCTTATATGGTCAGTGATGGAACCTTGTGTGATGAAGTTGAAAATCCGCCTGAGTGTGAAGGTGATGATTGTGTGACGCCTACTCCCGTTCCTGACCCGGAGCCTGAACCGGACCCCGACCCAACGCCTGACCCTGCGCTGATTAATATCCTCAAGTCGACCTGTAATGGCGGGGTGTGTAAGGGAACGGTTGAAACCAATCCTACGATAATGACGCTTCTAACCTCTTCTCATGAATGGGCGCAGTTTATGCGGCGTCAGGGTTATACGGCGCTGACAGATTCGTTAACGGTCAGTTTCCCCAAAAAAATCATTGAGTCAGAGAAAAGGACTCAGGACAAAATCACTGTTGAATTCGAAAAAATGCAACGAGAAATCGATGCTGATGACGCTAAGAGTTTGTCCGAATTTTCCGAAGTAAAAAACCTTGTTCAGGACTCTACGACCGGATTACACCAACACTTAGGCACTCTTGAGGGTGATGTGATTCGCGAAACTTGGAGCGCGGCTCAATCAGTCAATCAGAACAATAGCGATCTCACTAGGTCCGTTCTCGACCAGTTCAACTACAACGCTGACAACTTTTGGAAGAGTGGTTATTACTCCGAAGACACTAACCAACGTTTAGGTGGTTTGGAAGCGAATGTCTCAGGTATCGCTGACGGCCTTGAGGCATTGTCTGCTCAAATCAGTGGGGCTTCTGGTACGGGTGATATTGATTTATCCGGTGTTGAATCCAAGCTGCAAGGCATCCAAGAAACACTTGACGGTAAAGGTCTGGTTGGCCGTCCATTTGAGGGGCAAGTCGACTTTGAAGCTAACGACCTCTACGGTTCGGACGCGATAGAAAAACTCGAAGGTGAAATCGAACAGCTTCAGGAGCAATACCAAGAGCAGATGGGACAGTTTAAGTCCCTGTTCACGTTCGACGAATCCCAGCTTAACTCTGGTGAGTACGTCAAACACGAATGGACATTCACCTTTGCCAATGGCCGCACCAACTCATTCAGTTCGGGGGTGTTCCCTGCGCTGCTCCAGAACGCCAACTTCATCGCCGCCGTGCTGCTGTTCCTCGCGGTGCTGCTCGGCATCAAAGCCCTGACGGATTAGGAGGACGTATGCAATTCTTAGTTGATCTCATTAGCTCACTCGGCGACTTCGGCCAGACCATCGTCGATTTTCTGGACTTCGTCCCTACCTACTTTCAGCAGCTCGTCGCCTACATCAACGTGTGGTACATCAAACTCAAACTCGTGGGGCTGATTTGGACAATGCAGGTCTACTACGCCACCGCCAAGATACTGCTTGAAGAAATCGGATTTACTCAGGCGATTGCTTCGGCCTTTAACGCGCTGCCGGATGAACTGCGTTACTACGCGCACGCCTTTGGTCTGCCTCGCGCTATCAGTGTCTATTTCAATTTCGTTGCCACGGGCTTCGTGATGAAGATGTTGAGGTAACGGCCATGGCTATCACCATTCGCACCGGTGCTAACGGTGCCTACAAATCTTCCTATGTGTGCCACTTCGTTATTCTGGAAGCGCTCAAAGCGGGTCGCGTGGTTGTGACCAACATTGAAGGGATGCAACCGCTGGAAGAAATCGAACGCCGCCTCGATATTCAGTTCCCGACGACGGCCAAGCTCATTCGCATTTTCAGTCGTGACCACAATGGAAAAGATCTCTGGCAGCACTTCTTTTGCTGGTGCCCACTGGGGGCGCTCATCGTCATCGATGAGTGCCAGGATATCTTCTCCAAGAACATCGGCTTTCGTATGGAAAAAGCCATTGCCCGACCCTTATCCGATTTCCTGCCTCATCTGCCGTCTGACTATGAGCAGTTCTTTTACTCACGATATGTCCCTGTCGATATGTCCAAGCTCGATGCCTCTGAGGTCGATGACCGTGGACAGGCTGAGTATGACGGCCAAGGGCGCATTATCTACCCGTTCTCTTTCAACGAAGGCTTCATGCGTCACCGCAAATACAACTGGGATATCGAACTGTTATCACCGGACTGGGGACAAATTGACACGGCCATTCGTGCGTGTGCTGAACAGTGTTTTTTTCACAAAGGCAATGACGGCATGTTCTGGGCGAAGCGCAAACCGCTTATCTACAAACACGCCAAGAACACAACGACGCCTGTTATCCCCAAAGGCAAAGACCCCAACGTCATGTCGGTCAAAATCCCGCTTGATGCGTTCCTGCTTTACAAGTCCACGGCCACCGGAAAGGCGCAACAATCCGGTGCGGTGAACGTCCTTTATAAAAACCCGAAGTTTCTCGCGGCCTTCGCTGCGGGTGTCGGCTGCATAGGATACTTTCTCTATGGTCTATCCGGTCTGGTTCTTGGTACTTCTGAGGAAGTACCGAACGCGCCCACGGCGTACACTCAATCTCAGGTTTCTCAATCGGCCAAAGGCACTGGTCAAAAAGGTGCTGAAGGTGCTGGCGTTCTACCTGCTCGTGGGACTGGCAATCCGTCTGACGGCGGTTCCCTTGATTCAGTTTCTCTTGCATCAAACAGGCTTGAGCTGATGCGGCAAATGCTCGGCCTGTATGAGATTCAGAGTCTCTATTACACGGGACATACCACGCAATCGACGAGCAAAGGCTTTAAGTTCATGGTCACGCTGGAAGCGAAAACACCGGACGGTGTGTATCGGTTTGACGACACGTTTCTCAAGGCCAATCACATCCGGTATGTGCATTACGACGACTGCTTACTGAAGCTGACCAAAGAGGCCGTTGACCTGAACGTGTTTTGTAAGCCACGGGCTGGCGAGCAATCCACACCCGAACAACCCCAAATCAAACTCAACTCAGTTTTCTAACGCTCTGCGCGCGCAGCTGGCGCACGACGACGAGAACTGAGGAGGAGGAGCACAGCAAGCTAACCCAAAGGATCATCTTATGGCTACTATCACTTTTACGGACGCACAATTTAATGCACTGCTCGACGCCCTATTCTGGACTTGCCTGATTATCGGCCTCGTTCCTCCGGTTGTGTCGCGGTTAGTTTTCCCCTCACTGGTATATTTGGCCAGAGTGCTGCGTGTCGGCCTCCATCGGTCGGGAAAAAACAAAGCGTGACCCACGAAGCGGTATGTTAAAAAAATGACATACCGTTTTTCTTTGTCACAGCGATTCGTGGTCGACGAGTCACGCCTCAAACCTTATAATGTGACTGTCCGGAAGCGCAAAACCGTGACTGACCAGGCAAGCATAACTGTGACCGAATCAGGAGGAAAACGAGTGACTAAAGACAAATTGATCCTTTCACTATTCCCGGGCATCGACCTCTTTTCCAAGCCATTTGAAGAGCGCGGATTCTGCGTTGTTCGTGGCCCCGATTTAATTCTTGGTCAGGACATCCGACACTTTCATGTGCCTAGTGGTGTGTTTGCCGGAGTCATTGGCGGCTCTCCGTGTCAGGAGTTCTCCTCTTTAAACCGCAATGAGCCGACAGGCTATGGGTTAGACATGCTTGAGCAATACAGGCGCATTGTCATGGAGGCGCAGCCGTCTTGGTGGTTGCTTGAGAATGTGGCGCGAGTGCCGGATTTAACGATTGATGGTTATGGCTGGCAACGCTTTCCCCTCAATCTTGCTTGGTATACAGACTGTAGTCGTCTGCGTCACTTTCAGTTTGGTACTCAGGACGGAAGAAAACTCAGCCCACCGATACATATCACGGATGACGTCTCCAACGGCGCCGCAACCGCATCGGATGACCGCTCATTTGCTCAGTTAAAACACCTTCAAGGCTTGCCCCAAGATTTTGACTTACCCTCATTCACTGTCGAGGGAAAAAAGAAAGCGGTGGGAAATGGTGTGCCCTTGGCACTTGGCCGAGTGTTGGCGGAACTGATAGACAGAGACATTTATGGTGTGACAGACCAGGCTGCAATTTCTGTGACTCGTCCAGGAGAGAAAAACGTGACTAACCGGCTTTCGATAAGTGTGACTGCACCGGCCAAGAAAGATGAGACATGTTCCTGCGGTTGTGGTGCCACTCTCATTGGTCGTCAGGTGTATGCTTCTCCGGCCTGTCGCAAGCGAGCGTCGAGAAAGCGAACGCTGAACCAAGTTACTCCCTAAGCAAGGCTTAGGGGCAAAGCTTTAACGGTCGTTCCTGCTCCCACAAAACCTACGCTACTGCACACCAAACACAGCAACGTCATTCGCGGCTGCCCGCGCCCAACGTCCAGCGCCAATAAGTGTCACGTTATTCGACAACTCCCCGACTTAAAAAACAGAGCTTCGCCCTGCCAAGCCATACGTCACTAGCCGCGCACTGGGTAGTTGCGTGTGTCATTGGATTTTCTGCGTAGGCTCTGCGAGTGTCGAGCGAGCCTTGGGGAGCACCCCGTATAGTAATACGGGGTGAAAGTCTTGTAGTTAAAATTGCCATTAAACTTAACGGAGTTTTGCCGTCACATACCAGTAGCAATTAAGTGATATCAACAAAGATGTATATGATACTTGGATCATGTTTTCTTACTTATTCTTAATCAAAATCTGTGAGGCCGTGTAAACTCTACTTCATTGCTTTGTGAGTGTTTGGGACACGTAATTGACTACTACCATTTTTAAAAAGAATAAAAAAGAAGCATGTATTGCTAGTGATAGTCGTGTATCATGGGTCAACGATCAGGGGATGCCTGTTAAGTGGTTTGACCCTAAAGATTACCGTAAAACGATCATGATCGATGATGTCATGTATGGTTTTGCTGGTACGAATGTCATGTACAAACTTTTCCTTGAGCACTATACGACCAAGGAAGAAGCTGAGTCTTTGTTAGATTTATTAGTACATTTAGCGAAAGAGCGTAAAGTTCAATTTTTCATCATCAAGTACTGTGGTGAGGCATTGAGGCTTTTTGCTTATTCACCTCCGAACCAATTCTCTCCAGAGATTTATAGGATATCTGTTGATCCAGCGATTGATAGAGATACCTATGCTATTGGTTCTGGTAAATTTTCTAAAGAATACAAAAGAAATCGAATGTCTAAACATGCTCAAGTCCCTATTCGTAAGATTATCAATGCGAATGCTTTGGGGCTAAAAAAGCAGGGTATGTTAGACTTGGATATGAGGGTTGCAACTAGCTTGCTGTCTATTGATGAGTCTCGACAGGCTTATCAAGCTTGCCAGCTTAAAGGTGGTGACCTTTTTACAGGTGGAGAAATCAAAATGAGTAAGAGTGCGACACGTCAAGAAATAGCCGATCAAATTGCATTATTGGATCGCATGGACAACGAGTCCAAAGCTAATGGCGCTGTATGTGCAAGCCCAGTTAATGCTATCTCTGAAGTTAAAGAGTTGAATTGTATCGGCCATTATGCAGTTAGTCCGTTCAGCGTGAATGTCACGCAAGAAAGACAAAAATTGCTTGAATCGATGCGACAAAGATTCGATGCATCCGTCTGATAAGAAAAAACCGCTGAAAAGCGGTTTTTTTTTGCCTATGACTTTTTGATCTTCACCAGTGCTCTTGCTATGCGTAACAATTTTCTGCTTGTTTTCAACTCCAGTTCTGATTGAATTGAAAGCAATGCAATGCCAGTTAGGACTTCTTGGGGAGTGATTAGCTGTCCAGTAGGTAATTGCAATCTTCCCTTCACTATTTTGAATTCATTCCATCCATGGTGATGACATAGTTCTTTCCCCTTTGCCATTCTCATTAGCCTTTTACACTCAGGCGGTATCTGATTTCCACTATCCCACCCCGTGACAGTTCTCACAGTTTTAAAACATAATTTAGCTGTTTCTTCTTTGCTCAATTCGCATTCAAACTTGCGAAATATGTAGTTCTTGGTCATTTTCCGATAGTGAATCATACAACCTTTGGTAATCCAAAGGCTCTATATGAAGCTTATATGAAACTTGATTCAACATAACCGGACATAATGCGCACTGGTATAGCGACGCTTTAACCTCGGTCGCGTATAGCGCTAAACTGCTCTAACCCATTAATATATAGTTTGTATCTGTAGCGTGTCCGGGCTTTTAGTTGAGGTTACAATCAAAGTGTTTGTTAATCTGCTGTCGCGTTTCTTCTGCGTTTTTACTGCTTGATCATTTTGTCGCTACAATTTTTACGCTGAGTGCCAGTTTTGTCCGTGAAGTGATTGCGAGTTTCCACGTGCTTCATCATGCATTCACCGTGAGTGTCATCCTCGACATGGCCATGTAATTACCGTCATGATCCCAACTTGGCTGACGATGACAGAGAAATTACTCCGGTTTAAACCGCGTTTTGTCCGCTGCCAGTCATGCCTAAACTCAACGTCGTCAGCGCGATCCAAATTCCAAATACTGAATGACACTTGAAATCTTTCCCCGTTGCCATTCACACGCCACCAAATTAAGACAGAAGTAATCACTATGCTTCAAACCTTCTCTATCTGCGCCAAAGATAAGCGCACGAAGCCTAACTAAGTGACGGCGTCACCTAGTATGTTTTGTGCTGTATTAAGCTGTCATTAGCGACCAAATCAAATCTTGATGCGATACCTTTCGATTGGCGGTTGGAGCGATTGTCATTTCTTCCATGTTTAATTCAATGGTAGTTACTACGCTGGATATAACGACAGTGAGTAATCACACCGTAATGCATCAGCATAATAAACTGGCTTTTATTTTGAGTGTAATTTGATGTGTAATAAAATTACAAGATAGTGAAACCTCACCCTTTTGTCAGGATTTTATCCTGTCGTAAGTGTTTGTTATACATTGTTTTGTTTTGGTTTGCTGGTGTTTTTAGTGGAGTTGTTGATTTGAAGCGTAACTTGTAAGTCTAAATGAAAGGCAAAAAAAAGAGCACTTACGTGCCCTATTCTTTGGTTTGTTGCTCTGTTTGTTGTTGTCTTATTTCTTGAGCAACGATTTTTATTGCTTCTGCAGTGCTGATTCC